TTCATGTCGCGCACCACACCAAGACGATCACCGACCGGAGGACCAAGGCCAGGCTTAAGGTGAAGACCTTCGACATGAAGGTGGTCACCGGTTCGAAGCCGAGTTTCATTCTGCTCGACGAGCTCCACCTGATGGCGACGATCAACGGCGCCGGGCGGATCATCGGCCAGATACGCGGCGGCATGCTGCCGAACCCGGAAGCTGTGCTGGTCGTCATCACGACACAAAGCGATCAGCCGCCGGCGGGCGCGTTCAAGTCGGAATTGCAATATGCCCGCGGCGTGCGGGACGGGCGCATCAAGGATGGGCGGCTGCTGCCGCTACTCTACGAATTCCCGGAGGCCATGCAGACCGATCCGTCGATGCCATGGCGGGATCCGAAGAACTGGCCGATGGTGCTACCAAACCTTGGCCGCTCGATCACGATCGACAGGCTGGTGGCCGACTACCATACCTCAAGAGAAAAGGGCGACGAGGAAGAGCGCCGCTGGGCCTCGCAGCATCTGAATGTCGAAATCGGCATGGCGCTGCACCAAGACCGGTGGCCAGGCGTCGATTTCTGGCCGCAGTCGGCCAATCCCGGAATGACGCTAGAGGGGCTGCTCGCCAGTTGCGACGTGGTCACGATCGGTATTGACGGCGGCGGGTTGGACGATCTGCTCGGCCTTGCCGTCATCGGACGCGAGAAAGTCACGCGCCGCTGGCTGTTGTGGACCAAGGCGTGGGCTCATCCGATCGCGCTGCAGCGCCGCAAGGAAATCGCCGAGACGCTGCTCGATTTCGCGCAGGACGGCGACCTGGTGTTTTGTGAGACGCCTACCCAGGACATCGAACAGGTCGCCGAAATCTGCGTCACCGTTCGCGAGTCCGGCCTGCTGCCGGAGCGGATGGGCATCGGCCTGGACAAGCTCGGGCTTCCGGGTCTGGTCGACCAGCTTATTGAAAGCGGTTTCGACGTCGACGCCAACGAAGGCACAATCACCGGCATCTCGCAGGGTGGCTATCTCAACCCGGCAATCCTTGGCCTCGAGCGCAAGTTGAGCGACGGCACGATGATCCACGCCGGCCAGGCAATGATGGCCTGGTGCGTCTCGAATGCGAAAGTCGAGTTGAAGGGCAGTTCTCGCGCCATCACGAAGCAGGCTGCAGGCAAGGCCAAGATCGATCCATTCATCGCTGCGCTCAATGCCGCGATGCTCATGAGCCGCAACCCAGAGCCGAAGCGGGCAGCGACCTACCAGATGCTTTTCGTGGGCTGACCACAGGAACCACCACCATGAACCGAGCCTATTCAGTGCTCGACGTCAAAAGCGTCGACACGGAGAACCGTATTATCCGCGGCACGGCGACGACGCCGACGCCTGACCGGATGGGCGATATCGTGGAGCCGCTCGGCGTCGAGTTCAAGAACCCGATGCCGCTGCTTTGGCAGCACCAGGCGGACAAGCCGGTCGGAACCGTCAAGTTCGACAAGCCGACCAAGAACGGCATCACGTTCGAGGCGCGGCTTGCGCAGATCGACGAGCCGGGCACGCTGAAAGACCGCATCGATGAAGCCTGGCAGTCGGTCAAGGCCGGCCTTGTCTCGGCGGTCTCGATCGGGTTCCGCGCGCTGGAATACGCCTTCATCGAAGGCACCGGCGGCATCCGCTTCGAAAAGTCCGAAGTCATGGAACTTTCACTGGTGACGATTCCGGCAAACGCCGACGCCACCATTTCTCAAATCAAGTCGATCGACACCGCAATCCGCGCCGCGACTGGCATTTCGGATGGTGAAGGTCGGCCTGTCCCTCCCGGCGTCACGGGAAAATCCCCCACGAAACCCGTGAAGCTCAGGCCCAAGGAGGCCAAACCCATGTCCAAGACCATCCAGGAGCAGATTGCTGCTCTTGAGGCCAAGCGCGCTGCGACCGCTGCCCGTATGACCGAAATCATGCAGAAATCCGTCGACGAAGGTCGCACCAGCGACGCGGCCGAGCAGGAAGAGTTCGACAACCTTGAAGCCGAGATGGCGCCGATCGACGCCGATCTCAAGCGTTTCAAGGCGCTTGAAAAGGCTCAGATCGCCACGGCCAAACCGGTTCAGGCCAGGAACATGGAAGAAGGTTCGGTCTCCCGCTCGTCGGCTGCTCCTGTGCAGATCAAGACGAACCATCCCAAGGGAACAGGCTTCATCCGCCTGATCGGCGCGAAGTGGCTGTCCACCCAGCAATACCGGCCTGCGGCCGATATCGCCAAGGAGATGTTCCACGATACGCCGGAAGTTGAAATGCTTCTGCGTTCCGGCATCGACGCGACGAACATCGCGGATCTGATCCTGCACCAGAAGACCGCCGTTGCTCCTCTGGACACGACGACTTCGGGCGCCGCGTCTCAGCTCGTTGTCGCGACCAACCTCGCCAGCGAGTTCTTCGAAATGTTGCGCGCGGCTACCATCATCGGCCGCCTGCCCAGCCTTCGCCGCGTTCCCTTCAACATCTCGGTGCCGCGGGCTCTCACTGACCCGACCGGCTACTGGGTCGGCCAGGGCGACAACAAGCCGGTCTCGAGCATGACGTTCGATTCCGTCTCGCTGCCGTTCCACAAGGTTGCCGGCATCGTTCCGCTGACTGAGGAACTGTTCCGGTTCTCCAACCCTGCCGCTGAAGGCATCATCCGTGATGCTCTCGTCGGCGCTCTGACCTATCGTGTCGATCGCGACTTCCTCGACCCGAGCAAGTCGGAGACGACCGGCATCAACCCGGCATCCGTGACCAATGGCGTTACGCCGATCACGGCTTCCGGCACGACGGCGGCGGCGTTCCGCGCCGACCTTGGCGACCTGATCGCGACCTATCTTGGTCTGAACATGTCGCCGGCCGGCCTGGTCCTCGTCATGACCAGCTCGCAGGCGATGCGCCTTGGCCTGATGCGTAATACCCTTGGCAACAAGGAATTTCCGGACATCGGCGTCAACGGCGGTTCGATCGAGGGCATCCCGGTCATCACGTCGGAAAACATCGTCGCAACGGGCGGCTCGCCGACCGATGGCTACCCGATCATTGCGCTCAATGCGCGTGATATCCTGGTGGCAGACGATGGCGGCGTCTCGATCGACATCAGCCGCGAGGCATCGCTGCAGATGAACGATGCTCCGGACTCGCCGGAAACCACGTCGACGGTTCTGGTTTCGCTGTGGCAGCGCAACCTGGTCGGCATCAAGGCTGAGCGCTTCATTACCTGGAAGAAGGGTCGCACTGGCGCTGTCCAGTTCATCCAGAACGCCAAGTACGAAGAGAGCTGAGAAACCTAGGCGGGCGCCGCAAATCGCGCCCGCCTTTTCCTTTTGAGGAGAGCAAATTGCCGACACTCAAAGCACTCAAGCGCTTCCCTTATGGCCGCAAGGTTCTGGAACCGGGCGAACCGTTCGAAGCCACGGACAAGGATGCAAGGCTGCTCAAGATGATGGGCAAGGCCAAGGATCCTGATCCGGCGCCTAAGATGGTCGACCTGCCAAAAAGGAAGACCGAGGAGGCACCGGCCGAGCCGGAAGCCCCTTTGTCCGGTCACTACCGGCGCCGCGACATGACGGCGACGGATGGCCAGACTGGCGAGGCGAAACAGCCATCATCGTCGCGTCGGGGCCGTCGGCCAAAGGAGCAGGACTCGACATCGCAAGAGGACGATGCCGAGCAATAGCCATCAAGCAGAATGTCGATCTCTGCCCGTGGGCCGATGCGGTCTATGGCTGCGACGCTGCCTGGTGGATACATCGCCGCGGGCTTCCTGAGTTCCAAGGCCTGAAGATTTGCTATCGCAAGAACTACCTGTCCGACTTCCCCGACATAAAGCGCATTGATATTCCGAAAACGGGGGAGGATCGCCTTCTTCTTGATTCCGCTGGCGTCATTGGCTCGGGCGGGAATTCAGGCTTCCAGGCTCTCAACCTCGCCGTCCAATGGGGCGCGATGAGGATTATTCTGGTCGGCTTCGACATGAACAATGAATCTGGCGTGCATTGGTACGGGATGAACAATTGGCCCAACGCCAACAACCCGAACCACAGCAATTTCCGCCGCTGGATCGATGCCTTCGAAGATGCCGCTCCGGCGCTGAAGGCTCTCGGCGTCGAGGTCATCAACTGCTCGCCGGTCTCGGCGATCAAGTCCTTTCCTCGCAAGTCGCTTGAGGATGCTCTGTGAAACAGTCGATCTGGATAGGCTTCGATCCGCGCGAAGCCGATGCCTTCGCGGTGGCGCGATACTCCATCAACCGGCATCTGATCACCCCGATACCCGTCCGCGGCGTGGTACTGACCGACCTCCGAACCGGAGGGCTCTACAATCGGCCTACGAGCCGCAAGGACGGGCGTTTGTGGGACGAGATATCCGAAGCCCCGATGGCAACGGAATTCGCCTGCTCGCGCTTCCTTGTGCCGCAATTGGCCAGGTCTGGATGGGCGATCTTCATGGACAGCGACATGCTCGTCCGAACAGACATGTTGAAGCTCTTCGCGCTCTGCGACCCATCAAAAGCCGTGATGGTCGTGAAGCACAATTATCAACCGCCCGAAGGCACCAAAATGGATGGCCAAATCCAATTGCGGTATGCTCGGAAAAATTGGTCCTCGATGGTCGCTTTCAATTGCGATCATCCTGCCAACCAGGCGCTTACAGTCGAGATGATCAATTCGCTGCCGGGGCGCGATCTGCACGCCTTCAAATGGCTCGATGATAATCTGATCGGCGAACTCGACCCGAAGTGGAATTGGCTCGTCGGCCATTCTGATCCGGCGATCGACCCGGCGATCGTGCATTTCACCGAGGGACTTCCGTCGCTTCCACAGTATGCGGATTGCGCCTATGCCGATGAATGGCATGAAGCGCTGAGGAGATGGGCGGCAGCCTGAATGGGTCTTGGCGATCAACTCCTTGGGAGCGGCATGGCGCGCGGCGCATGGGCGCGCGGCCGACGCATCGCCTTCGGCAACGGCATCAAGATTTTATGGGACCAGCACAGCGCCGAGGTCTTTCGCGGCAACCCGAACGTCGCGCCTCCCGGCCATGAACAGCATCCTGATATCGATTGGATTCCCTATTTCAAGGGCCATCGCCTCTACAATAAGCAGGCCGGCGACCGATGGGTCTGGAACATGGACTTCCATGCAACTCCCGGCGAGGTCTTTCTCGACGATATCGAACGCAAGAACGGCAAGCGGTACGGCTCCGGATTCGTCCTGATCGAGCCGCAAAGCGCGCCTTGGAAATCGGTGGCAGCCAATAAGGATTGGGGACGGGCGAACTATCAGGAAGTCGCCAGCCGGCTGAAGCAGGCAGGCTTTCCCGTCGGGCAGTTCATCTCGGACAAGGGTTCTGCACCGCTGCAAGGCGTGACGCCGATCAGGACGACATCTTTCAGGGATGCGGTCTCGATCCTGGACAATGCCGCGATCTACATCGGCTCCGAAGGTGGCCTGCATCATGCGGCGGCGGCGGTCGGCATTCCGGCCGTGGTGCTGTTCGGCGGCTTCATCCCGCCATCGGTGACCGGGTATGCGACGCACGCGAACCTGACTGGCGGTGCTGAGGCTTGCGGCTCTCTGAAGCCCTGTCCGCACTGCCGGAAGGCGATGGAGGCCATCTCCGTCGATGAAGTCGTCGAAGAGGCATTGGAAAGGCTTTAGATGGGAGGGCTATCGTGCTTTGCACCCTCTTCTGCAAGTTTTTTGTAGTGCGTCAATGGTCTTGTATCAGTCCTAAAACGCTATATCTTGATTCGTGAGCCCTGCTTTGGTCGAAGCTTCTAGTTCCACTAGGAGTATTTATGTAGGCCTTAGCGGGGCTTTACCGCTTCCTCATCGATCTCGAATTCCTTGGGCACAAATCGCCAATGGCGATACGATTGCGTTGACCCATCGGGACCAAAGAAACTTATGCTTGTCAGCCCGAACTTCTCATTCACCGGAAACCTCCCATGACAGAACCCGACCTTGTGCGCGCACTCGCGGCTCACGCAGTTCTAACTTCCATGTTGTTTTTGAAGGACGACACCGAAACGCGACTAAATGCGTTTCAGTACATCATAGACCGCTACTCGCGTTGCGAGCTAACTGCTAGCGACGTGAAAGCTTTGTTAGAATCTGAGGGACCGCTTCTTTCAATTGCGCGTGAGTGACCAGCTTCGAATCGACAAGAGCCTTTAGAGACTTTTGCAAATCGATAATCGCACGCCTTAGTACCGATATCTCTGCGATCATGTCATCCACAAAATGTGGAAAGGCTCTGAATGGACAAGCATAAGCCGGTCGGCGCTTCCTACACCGTGCAGCGCCGCGTCGCCGGCTATCATGATGTCCGGATGGACGGCATTTCCGACCTCATCCTGCGGGCGAAGGACATGCGGGTCTTCGACATCGGCTGCAATCGTGGTCTTGTCGGGCTGGAGTTCGCGCAGAACGGCGCTAAGGCGGTTCATGGCTGCGACATCTTCGCGGAAGGCATTAACACCGCGCGCGAGGTCTTCGCCGATCTGCGCTATGTCGAAAGCCGTTTCGAGGTGGTGGACCTTACAGGCGGGCCGAAGTCGCTGGACCTGTTCACCGACCGCTATGACATCACACTCTGCCTCGCCACCTATCACAAGCTGAAGCGCATCATGAAGCCGGCCGACCTAACTTCGCTGATGCAGCATTTCGGCAAGTGGACGAAGCTCTATTTCGGTTGGCGCGGCACGTCGGACAAGCCGGATGAGAACGACGAGGAGATCGCGAACCTGGACAGCGACCTGAGACCCGTCGGGCTCGTCCGCATCCACACCTCCTACATCTCGAAAGAGCTTGGCGTGGCCGCGATATGGAGCCGCATATGACCATCATGCAGGTCGACGCCGAGATTGACGGGCTGGCCGATCTGTTCGCCAAGGAAGGCGTTCGATCTTTCCTCGAAATCGGTTCGAAGTTCGGCGGCTCGCTCTATCGGATCGCCAAGCGCCTGCCAGCTGGCTCGCGCATCGTCTCGGTCGATCTGCCTCGCGGGACGCGCGCATGGCCGCAGAGCGAGGCCGAACTAAAGGCAACGATCGCCAAGCTGCAGATGCAGGGCTACGACACGCATCTGATCTGGGGCGACAGCACGGCGCCGGATGTGGTCGGACAGGTTCGCGCGCTCGGCCCGTTCGATGCAGTCTTCATCGACGCCAACCACACCACGCCATATCTCTGGAAAGATTGGGAAAATTACGGCTCAATCAGCAGGATAGTCGCTTTCCACGACATTGCCTGGCAGCGCGCGCCGGACTGGAAAGAAGGCGTCCGCATTGATGTCCCGGAATTCTGGCACGTCATAAAATTCGGCTGGAAGCGTGTCCAGGAATTCCGCTTCTGCCCGACAGGAAAAAACAACGGCATCGGTGTCCTGTGGCGCTCCATGTCATAACCTGGCTCTGGGGCACGAAATACGGTCCCGAATATGTCGAGCGGCTGCAGGCCGGCATAGCACGAAACCTCAAGCAGGAGCACGATTTCACCGTCTGCGAACCGCTGGCGGCGGATAAATACTTGACCAACATCAAGGGCTGCTTCGCCAGGCTCCGTACCTTCGATCCGGCATGGCAGACCGCCAACGGTTTCAGGCAGGGCGACCGCATCGTCTGCATGGACCTCGACCTGATCGTCACCGGCTCGCTGGATGGTCTGTTCGATCGAGAGGAGCCGTTCGTAATCCTGCAGGGCGTCAATGCGGTCAATCCCTGCCCGATGAATGGTAGCTTATGGGCACTTCGCGCCGGCTACCGGCC